ATCAATACAGCATTTCAAATGCACATTGATACTTCAAGTTCATTATTGAAGATAAGAAACGCAGCTAATAATGCTTATATAACTATTGGTGATGTATCAGCAACAAACTTAGGTTTAGCTGCACTTGCAGGGGCAACATTTACAGGAAAAGTAACTCATAATTATACAAATTCTTTAAATCTACCTGTAGGAACAACGGCTCAGAGAGACGGTAGTCCTGCCGTTGGTATGTTTAGATATAACTCAACATTAAACCAGTTTGAAGGCTATAAGAACACAGGCTGGGGTGAAATTGGTGGCGGTGCTGGTGCTACTGGTGGCGGTACTGATGAGGTGTTTTTTGAATCAGATCAAGCGGTTACAACAAATTACACTTTAACATCTGGTAAAAACGCACATACAGTTAGTCCTACAATAAACTCAGGTGTTACTGTTACAGTGCCATCTGGTGCAATCCTTGTTATTCTTTAGTTATGGCATTAAATATTAACGGCACTACTGGGATTTCTGGAGTTGATGGAAGTCTTTCTGCCCCTGCTGTAACAGGAACCGATAGTAATACTGGTATAACATTTCCCTCTGCTGACACTATCAAGTTTGCAACTGGTGGTGTTGAAAGATTGTCAATTACTAATAGTGGTGTAACTGGAACTGGTCTTGGAACCAATACCCCAGCTTTTAGTGTTTATAGAAATGGAACTCAAAGTATTGGAAGTAATACAGCCACTAAAGTTCAATATAATACTGAAAATTTTGATACTGACAATACTTTTGATAATTCTACTAACTATAGATACACACCTGCATTTTCTGGAAAAAGTTTTCTTGTAGCAAGTCTTAGACTTTATGGTACAGATGATTTTAATAATTTTATAATAGAAATTCGTAAAAATGGAACTAGTGTATTAAGACAACAAAATTCTCATTTCCATTATGAATCCACACAAGTCTCAGGAATTGTAACTCATGACACTGATGATTATTTTGAAGTTTTTGTAACTCAACAAAGTGGAAGTAGTCTAGATGTAATGAGTGGAAGTGATATAACTTATTTTATGGGATACAAAATTATCGAATAGCATAAATTATGGCAAATCTATCAACTAAAATAAAACTTTACTGCAAAGAAAATGGTGTTTCTAATGTAGATTTCATAGATGATGTCAAATTGCAAGATGATAGTAATGGTCAAGGTGCATATATTAAAGAATGGAATTTAAGTATTACACAACCAACAACAGAACAAATAGCATCATACGAAACTGCTGCTAACACTGAAGAAACATTACAAGTAGTTTTAAAAAATAGAAGAGCAGAATATCCAAGTATTGAAGATCAGCTTGATGACATCTATCATAATGGTATAGATGCCTGGAAAGCTACTATTAAAACAACTAAAGACAAATATCCTAAACCATGACAGCAAAGATTAAACTAAACGCGGCATCAGGTGGTGGGTCTTTCAGCTTACAAGCACCCTCATCATCTAGTAATAACAGAGTTTTTACATTACCAGATATTGCAGATGCAACAATGGCTACTGTAAATGGAATAACAATGGCAGATCAATGGAGATTAACCACTGGTTACACCGCTAGTGGTGCAGCTTTGTTAATTGCAAATTGGGAAAGAAATGACAATTCAAATTATGCAAAAATTGGTACAGGCATGAGTGAATCAAGTGGTATTTTCTCTTTTCCATTAACAGGAGTCTATTATATTCAATTTCAAGCTAGAGGTCTGTCTAGTGGTGGAGCTAGAGCTTATTCTGGAATATATATTCAAACAGGTGTTTCTGGGACATATACAAATGTTGCTGATGCTTACGATAGTTCGAGTGCTGATGGTTATTATTTTAATGTTACAACTGCAACTATTTTTGATGTGACAGATACTTCTACTCACACAATAAGATTTAATGTTGATACTTCAGGATCTACTCTTTACAGTGGTAATAGTAATAAAAATGAAACCTTTGTAACTTTTTTAAGATTAGGAGATACTTAATGAGATTAGACGGAAGAGCAGACCACATAGAAGATTATCTTGTTACTGTCAGAACAGGACAATGGTTTGGTTGGTCAGATTCAAAAAACAAAATATATGCAAATTTAATGGTGCATGATGGTGGTTCTAAACCAACTGAAAAAGAATGTACGGATGGACTCGCTGCATTGCAAGGTGCTTGGGATCTAGAAAATGATAGTTATAAATCGAAAAGAAGAGAATCTTACGATAGCGTGGTAGATCAATTAGATATGTTGTACAAGGATATGCTCGCTGGTAAATTAGATACAACTGGAACGTGGGCTACCCACATAAAAGCGGTTAAAGACGCCAATCCAAAACCTAGTTAATTATGTCAGAGATTAAGGTAAATTCGATAAAAGGGGTAGGAGCTAGTGCTGCTGCTATTACTGTCAATAATACTGATGGAACGTGTACTGCTAACTTAAGTAACAGGCAGAATCGTAATTTAATAATTAATGGAGCTATGCAAGTGGCTCAACGTGGCAATGTATCTTCAGTTACAAGTGGCTATGGAGGTGCTGACAGATTTATGTTTAATAGAAGTGGTGCTGCTGTTGTAACAATTAGACAACAAGGAGTTGGAAATTCACCTACTGATCAAGGATTTGGTTTCAGTCAACAATTTGATGTAACAACAGCAGATTCTTCTCTAGCTGCTGGTGATTATGCCCGAATTTCTTACAGATTTGAAGGTCAAGATTTACAGGTATTAAAAAAAGGTACAGCGAATGCAGAACAACTTACTTTATCTTTTTTTGTTAAATCACCAAAAACAGGGACTCATATCGTAGAACTTGTAGATCAGACAAACAGCCGTCATGTGAATTTATCTTATACTGTGTCTTCTGCAAATACTTATGAAAAGAAAACTATTACTTTCCCTGCGGATACAACAGGTACACTTACCAATGATAATGGAAGAAGGATGGATTTAAATTGGTATCTAGCTGCTGGTTCTACTTATTCAAGTGGAACTTTACAAACCTCTTGGGGTAGTGATACTAACGCAAATCGTGCAGTAGGACAAGTTAATTGTGTAGATAGTACAGATAATGCATTTTTTTTAACAGGAGTTCAATTAGAAGTAGGCACTGTGGCAACAGATTTTGAACATAAGTCATTCGCTGAAGAGTTAAGATTATGTTATAGATATTATTACCATACAGGAGGAGACTCTACTGATACCACCTATTATGATGATGGTGGATGTTTAGGTATGGCTGAATCAACAACAAAAGCTGTATGTGGAGTAAGGCACCCTGTAGAAATGCGGTCTACACCAACTGTTACTTTAGTTGATGCTGTAAATAGTACTGGAAATGTTACACAAAAAGGTCATACACATGGGATTCCAGCAGTGGCTAATCAATCAGGTAGAATTGGATTTCAAAGGGTTAGTGCTAGTAGTTCACCTACAATGCAGCTTAATGGAGATAAACCAGTTTCTTTCGGTTACATAGCCGAAGCGGAACTTTGAAAAGAGGTACTTATGACTTACAAATTATTAAATGATACAGATTCAATCACAGGAGAAACAAAAGAAGCTAACGTAATTATTAGGCTTTCTGATAATGCGTCTATACCTAAAGATGAAGCAAACACCGACTATCAAGAATATCTTGCTTGGGTAGCAGAGGGAAATACAGCCGAAGCTGCTGATTAATTTATTTATTATGGCTATTTCACCAGGTACATATAATATGACGATCCAAAGAAGATCGGATCATAGTGTTGATTTTCAATTAAAAGATAGTAATTCTGCAAATGTAAATTTAACGGGTTATACAGTTTCTTCTCAAATTTGGGATAAAGCCAGAACTAACAAAGCTGCTGATGCCACAATTACAATAACAAATACAACAGGAGGAGCTTTTTCTTGGAAAGTTACTGACACTCAGACTGCAACATTTGATCTACCTAGTTATGAATATGATATTTTGCTAATAAATGGATCGGGCGATAAAGAATATTGGGTTGAAGGAACTATAACAATGGCAGAGGGATATACCGCATGACTTCAGTTAACGTAACAACTCAAAGTAATACTGTTACTGTGCAACAAGGAGATGCAACTACAGTAACTATTGCAACTCAAGGGCCACAAGGCCCTGCTGGATCTTCGATAACAATAAATAATAATGGTACATCTAAAGTAATTACTGGATCAGGAACTGCAAATACATTAAACGCTAATACTAATCTCACTTTTGATGGTACGACACTAGATGTTAAAAGTGGCAATGGAGTAATTAATGCTGGTCAAGGAACATTTAATGGAACTGTAGATTTATCTTCTGCTGAATCAAACTCTAGTAATACTTCACAATTTAAATTAAGTAATCTAACTATTGGACAGCATCAAAATGTAGGATCATATAGATTTGCAAATGCTGGCACTGGATCTTTTTTATTTACCGCAGATAATATTAACTTTTTTAATAAAGATGTAAATAAAAACTTTTTAAGATTAAGTGCATCTGGGGTAGAACTCTATCACGATAATGTAAAAAAAGCTGAAACAAGTTCAACAGGTTTTGATATACCAGAAGATTTTATAGCAGGGAGTGGTGGTAAATTAACAGTTGGTGCTTCTGGAGATCTTACTTTCTTTCACGATTCTGCAAACAGTTATATTCAGAATAATACTGGTGATCTTATATTAGGTGATACAAATCACCAATACTTTAGAGGAAATACATCCGACAAATCTGTTTCTTTATATTTTAATGGATCTGAAAAAATAAAAACATCTGCCGATGGCTTGAATCTGCCAGATGGTAGCAAATTGCAATTTGGAGATTCACAAGATTTACAGATATATCATGACACAACCCAAAGTATCATTGCAGATACAGGTACAGGTCAACTAGCGATTCGTGGTGGTACTACAGTTTCCATTTCTAACGCTGCTGGAACTCAGGTTATGGCAAACTTTATAAATGGTGGGGCTTGTAATTTATTTCATTCTGGAAATACAAGATTAACAACAACCAGTTCAGGAGTGACAGTAACAGGAAGTGTTACTACTCAAGATATTAATATGTCCAACTTAAACGGAACTGCTAATGAAGTAGACAATACAAAAGGTAGCTGGTCAATACAAGAAGGTGCTGATGATTTATTCTTAATAAATCGTGTAAGTGGCAAAAAATACAAGTTTAACTTAACTGAAGTTAGTTAGTTTTATGTTGCATTTGTCTAGTCATCATCCCACCTATTAGATATAGTGGGCTTAGACCTATTATCAAAGCAAGAACTCCCCATGTAATTGGGATTAATGCTTTAGCAAACGCTTCTTTCCACATATGTTTCAAAAAATTGCAAATGTACTGAGTATTATCTCATTTTTAATGGTAGCTTCAATGAGTAGTGGAGCGTACTTTGGTTACAAATATGTAACTTCAGAACAATTTAAAGCAAGAGTAATGAATGAGATTATGGGAAATGTTCAAACATTAATGCCTAAAGTGTTAGATAATTCTCTACCCAAAAATGTAGGTCCATCAATAAAAATTCCTGGTGGAAAGTAAACGTACTGCTAAAAGAATGAGAACACGTTTTATTGCATATCTAGCCTTATTTACGTCTTCTATAACTTTTGGATCAGGTCTAATGGTGTTTTTATATATGAAAAGTCCAGCTTTTGAAAATCAATTACTTGGACAGGTAATGAAACATATGGATTGGATTATTGAAGATGAATTTGAAAAGCAAATAAGAAAACTAAAACCAAGACCTGTTTTAGATACAAACGATCCAAATAAATGGTTCTGGGATTACATTGAAAAAAGAAATAAAGAATATATAGAATGGGAAACAAAAGGTAAATGGCAAAATTTATAGAAGTTTATCTTCCTAGAAATGCCTACGATTGATATACCTGATATAAATATTCCTGAGATATACATTCCAGACGTTCCAGAAATTTATACTCCACATTATTTAAGTATTACAAAACCACCAGATATTGATGTACCTGGTTGTACCTATCAACATCGTGATATAAAAAATACTGGTAATCGTAATTTATTATTGGAAGATCCAAATGGTGTATTTACAACGTGCGATTTTCCGTTTCCTAGCTTTGTTCCTCTTGACTATACACCTGAAAATATGGTCATTACAGAACAAGCACCTATTAGTAATGAACCACCGCCCTTCCCAGAAACAGAACAGCCAAAGATTCCTGATTTACCTCCAGACCCCCCACCACCTTTTCCTCCCTGTCCTGGGAAAAATGACCAAAGAGTAGGCGATTTTCGTAACGATAAAAAGTTAGAACGTGTTATCGGGCATGAAAGAGGGCAAGATGGGAGTGAATGTATAACTCTCTATGAAACAGTTGAGTGGAAAGAACAATACATTCCTTCTGCTCCACAGTTTGTTGGGGTTTTTAGCCTTGCTTTGGTTGGTGCTTCTGCACCATTTATACTTCAGCTTGTACGGCCAATAGTTAAACAAATAGTCACTAAATTAACTAAGAAAAAGGTAAAATAAAAATACCCTATTCGCCACGGCAATGGATAGGGCGTCTAGGTGGGCAAGTTTAACCGTGCTTGCCTACTGCTTAATTTCGTGAGTATGTGGGATAACTTGATTGGGTGGAATATTAACAATAATATCTTCACAAGTAACAGCACTAGGAGTATTAGGCTTGAAAGTAATTCCTAATTTTGCCTGTATTCCACATTGTTCCAAACGATAAAGACTGATTTCCATTTTAGTTTTCTTTATTAATAATTTTTGAGCTTCTATATTTACTTGGGTCGCTTTATGGCAAAGAGCAGGTGATTTTCCTAGTGGAATATTTATCTGAGCAGAGATACCATAGTTCAAATTGTAATTATCTTTTTCAAATCTAGGAGTCTCTTGAACATATTTTACCTCTCCAGTATCTTCGTCATATATATTCTGCCTAGTAACATATTCTATTGGTCTGTTAAATGACCAAGCATCTGTGACATAAGGAGTAATCGTAAGACTAGGTGAAGCACAAACTATACCCTGACTCATTCTGTAAGATGGCATGGCTGAAGGGGTTATCATGGTGGCATTATTATTAACTACCCCTTGTGCATTTGAAGATGGTGAAGCAACTGTGGTGTTTGCTAAAACCTTTGTAGGACAAAGAATTATAGCTATTGTCCAAATGTAGTTGTAGTTTCGGTGGTTGTGCTTGTATTTATTTGACGACTTATAGTAGTTACTGTGTCTAGACCTGGAGTTATTAATGTTTCTTGGATTGAGAAAGCTGCTCCATTGTTTACAATTGACCAACGAGGTATAGCTTCTAAGTTTGGTGAAGTCCAATTAAAATTTACTCCCCCGACTGTTTGTTGGTTCGTAGTCGTAGGAGTAGGGTTGATATATCCCGTTTCAGATTGAATATTATGTCCTGATGCTGAGTATGAGTATCCTGTGCGGTATTGATGGCTTGTGATGACTTCATTTACTACTTGTTCTGATGTGCTTGAAGTTTGAGAAGTTCCACTACGAAATTGAGGCACTACAGGAACAGCAAGTGTTCTTATAGGTAATGCTAATAAAACTAACAGCCAAAGTCTAGTCAATCGTAATAGTAACTTTAGTAGATCCTAT